GAGGTTCTCTAGGTGGTCAATGCGATACTGCATACCAACCAAGTTGTCTAGAGGGCCCATAGCGTAGAGGTTGTCTGGACGTGTACGCCACCCTGCGTGGAAGATAGGCGCAGTGCCAAACCACGACGGGTTCTCTTCGTTGCTCAGGATGTGTGCTCGATCCATGACTGTGATTACCCGATCCTTCATAAGCATCCCCGACTCGTGGTCAAAGATGTCACCGTAGAAGGTCAGTAGTTCAACGTAGTCTGACTCGTAGTAGTGCTGGATGTTGCTGAAACCGTCGGCTACAAAGCCTTGAGCCTTCTCTACACCCACTGTAGTGTTACTAACAGTATGACGACCCTCTACCATCTTGGAGAAGGCCTGCTGTGCTGCTTCATTGGAGGGGTCACGGTCGATGTCCCGCTTCAGTTCGCCCATAGACTTGATACTACGAATGATCTTAGGCGTCTTCTCGAAAGAAGAGGCTACAGGATTAAAGCAGATGTCGTAGGGGCTAATGCGAGTTGTGCGTGGTCCAATGTACTTTGGAGTAGTTGTGCCGTCAGCTTTCTCGATGTAGTCAGCCTCCCACTCCACAATAGCGAAGCAGTTACCTGTGAGAATCCAGTCTACCAACAGGTCGGAAACCGTATTGACAAGACCAGAGTGCTTTGACTTTGTGAACATGTAAGACTGGATGGCCCGTGCCTTCTCCATCTTACCCGACTCGTGGTCGCTAGGTTCCCAACGCATCCACTTCTGCTGTGGAAACAACGTAGCAAAGTAGTTTGCATGAAGGTTGTCAGAAATCTGAGTCAGCTTCGGCATGGTTGTAGTGTTAGACCACGGAAGAATAGCGTTGCCCGTGGTTGTAGTGTCCGTAGCGTAAACGTAGTTACGGAGTTCTTTAGTCTGCTCAAGCCAAGATTGGCGAAGCATGTTCCACTCGTTCCAACGGTTAGCAACCTCTACTGCTAAGTTGTCGGGGTTGAGTAGATGGTTGATGTCTACTGTTTCGCTCATTATTTGCCTCCAGCGCGGAACCTACTGGCACTCCACGAGATGTTGTTTGTCTTCCTCTGGGATGCTGACCTACTAGGTGCAATCGCCATATCCACAGCCGATGCTAAGGCGTCCTTAACGTCGTCGTGTGGTGGGTTACGAGTCTGTAGTTCCTCTTCAAGGTACTGGACGTTACCGCCCCTGTAGTGCCATATCTGGAGGTTGTCGTAGCGTGGCTCAAGGATCGAAGCAATACGCTCCTCTTTGTTACCTTGGTGCTTGGTGGGCCTGTATTCGTCAACAGAGAGGGCCAGTCCGTTTTGACGGATCAGTTCCTTCAACTGCTTGACGATAGCTACCTGAGCTACTGAAACCTCTGCTCGAATCTTACGGAAAGCCCACTTGTTCTGGGCAGCAAGGATTTGGTCAAAGTAGTCGCTGATACGGTCAGTCTTGAAACGGTCAATGTCCAGGACGTAGATGTTGTTGTTAGAATCTACACCAATAGTGACTAGAGCCGTGTGGTCTGCCTTAGCCCTAAGACTAAACGCGAAGTCAATCGCTGCAAAGATGTTTAGGCGACTACCACGGTAGTTCCAGTACCCATTCTCCTGCTTGAGGAACTTAGAGTCAAAGTACTGAAACTTGTCACTACTCACAGGGATGTTGTCTGGGTCACTAGGGTCGTTGTAGTACTGGGCTCTAAACTGCCCTTTGTCGAGGTACTTGCCTCGCTTCTTGGACAGAGCGGCCCTATCAAAGCCGAACCACTTGCCATCCTTACGCTGCTGACGGGGCCACAGGAACTGGCCTGTGCCGTCTCCCATGTCCTCTACAGGACGCTCTAGTATCTCATAGATCTCTTCCTCACCAATAGCCTCGCCAGACTCATCGAAAAGAATCTCTTTCATTTCCATGATGCTGTTGTACAAGTCCTTGGCGTGGTATCGTGTGCCAACTACCCACTCCTTAGCGTCGGAGCCCTCAATGGAGGAGAGGAGGGAGTATTGGCTAGCCACCTTGGAGCGGCCATCAACTGTCAGGGCATTCTCTGCTACAACAACGTCATCAAGAACTGCGATGTCACAGTGTAGTCCCGTGAGTGATGTTGTAAGGCCACCAGTAAAGATAGAGGGGTCACGAACGTTCTCCTGTTTACGGAGAGGGTGGTCCAGAGAAATTTCTGAATTGGTCCACTTCGCCCGCTTCCCCTCTTCTTTGTTAATGTGATCCGGCCAGTATCGACGAAAGATGTCGCTGTCCATAATGCCTTTGATGAATGTAAGCTGCTTCTCCGCTAGGTTGGCAGTTGCTGAAATATACAGAACGCGCAGCGTAGGGTTCTTTGTAAGTTCCCAAGCTACCCGATAAGCTACAAGCCTTGATTTGCCGTGGTCCCGTGGGAACAACAACAACTGAAAGTTTTTAGCGTCTGGGCGTGTCCACCAAGAAAGAACTTCCTTATGGCAACTACTGAGAACTTGAGAGGGGGCAACAAGGTTTACGAAGTACTCAAGGTCGGCCTCTGCTGCAAGCCTAATCTGCTCCTTTAGATTGTCCGACATTATTACTCTTCTCCCTGTTTAACTCCCATCACGCTTGCCACCTTGCAAGAACGACGTCAGTAGTTTGTGCCATGATCGGCCCCCCCCCATTCATTTAAGGTTGGCCGACCTATATCACGGAACGGCTGGCCAATCAATCGTTTCGGGGAATCCCGCTTGTGTAGTAAGGTCACGTAGTTCTTGACGGTAGGTAGCCCATGCAACTTGATCTACAGGGGCATCTGCTACCTGCGTCCAGTCGGAGGCCGTAAGCAGGCTGTTGCGCTTGGAGCGGGCGGCGGTGGCAAGGGCTTCGGCGCTGGGGGGCAATTCAACCCATTGCGACCCGTTCCATTCGTGCAGACCACTTGGCTTTACAGGCACTTCAACGGTGCCTTCGGGGTATCCGTCAAGGATGTGCTGCGGCGGCTCGTTTGTCGTCTGCCAGTAACCGCGATCTGGGTGAAAATATCCATGTTCCATTAGCGTAACTCCGCCCAAATTTGTCTTGTTCCTACTGTGCCGCCCGCTGTTCTGTAATAATGCTGGTCTGGAACAATCGCTGTGCTACCACCCCTTGTCCCGCTACTCGCGTTCATTACCAATAATTCAACCCATGTAGAGTTGTCTGTTGAAACCTCAAGGCGTAAAATTGCAGATATATAACTCAACGTAACAGCGATTGGTTTTCCTGTTGTGTTTTGGTAGCTAGTATTGTCCGTGCGTGACGCACTTACGTCCTGCCACGTCTGCCCAACACCGATTTGCTGCTCAGAAGCACCAAAATAAGTGTCAAATGCCCCTTTATTTTTTGCAGGGCTAATCAGGCTCTCCGTTGTGTCAGTGCCTGTGTCCCAAGTAGCTTGGGTCTGCGTTACTGCTGTGTACTTAGCATCAACCTGGGCTTGGACTGAGCTAGTTACGCCCACAAGGTGATTGATCTCTGCGGTGCTTGCAGTGACACCATCAAGGATGTTAAGCTCTGCCGTTGTAGAGGTAACTCCATCAAGAATGTTGAGTTCTGCTGCAGTGGAGGTAACACCGAGGTTTGTGAGTGCAGTGGCTGCATTGTCTAGGTCAGACAGGTTGTTGGTTGCAATGAGGGCACCTGAAAGTGTTGCAAAAGAAACTACCCAAACGGAGCCATTCCAGGTACGCATCTCATTTGATGTTGTGTTGAAGTAGAGTGCGCCTGTAATCAGTGGGTCTCCATCGTTATCAACTGTAGGGTCGGCTGCTTTCGCCCCCAGGTAACGGTCGTCAAAGGAGTCGTAGGAAGCTGCTGCTGCTGCCTCAGAGGCTGCTGCGTTAGTTTCGCTAGTAGAGGCTGCACCTGCTGAGGCTGCTGCTGCTGAGGCGTTAGCAGAGGCTGCGTTGATAGCCACAGTGTCTGCTGCTACCTGAGTGACGTCAGCACTAATACCAGCTACGGTAGTGATGTCACCACTAATGCCAGCTACTGTATCTAGATTGGCGGAGAGGCCACTGGCGCTTGCGCCATTGATACTACCAACATTGAGCAAGTCTTGTGAGCCAACATCCAAATCTGCTGTGAGCGTATTAGGTGTACTACCATCCAGAGACAACGTATTGTCGAAGGCGTCACGCAGTGCTACAAAGTTAGCATTAAGCTGTGTGTTGCTGGCATAGCCAGAGGAGATCGTTGTGACTGTGGGTTTCTTCGCCATAGCTCTTTATCCTTTACTGAAGCAGTCCCTGCTCCTTGAGTCGCTTGATGTCGTCTGACACTGCTGATCGCTCAAAGGCTTCCTCAGCGGTCTCCTGTGCCTCTGCACGGGCCTTACGACCATCAGCGGTACGGGTACTCTTGTTGGTCCAGCTTTCCTCAATTAGGTACTTAGCTGCTGTGAAGGCTGATTTGCCCTGAAGCGTTACTTCTTCAACTACAGCCTTGAAGCCTAGAGCCTTACGCTTTACATCAGCTTCCCTGCGCCATCCCTCAATCTGGGCTACCAACCTTTTATCAGAGTTGGAAATCTTTTCCCATGCTGCCCAGGAGCCAAAGACTGCCTGGGAGAAATTATAACCCGTCGGGTCAGCTACTGACATCTCGATAAATATCTGGGAGATGGGGATCAGCTTTCTTCCCGACGGGTGTTCGTGCTCATCTTCCTTTAAGGTGAAGACGGCGTGTTCGTTGTTGTCATAGGCCAGTTCATAGAAAAGGCTCTTTGTACGGATGACGCCCTGCTCTGATTTATACTGACTTGGTTGTAGTAGTGGCATGACTCGATCCTTGTAATTCTTGGTTCGCTGAGACGGACTGTGGGTGGTGGTGGCTCTGGTCCCCCATACGTTAGTTATACTGTAGAACACATTAGAGTAATGTTAGAACTACAACCCACTAACCCCCACCTAAAAACAAAACTATAGGCAAGAACCAGTGAGTAACTTTGGAGAAACT